TTGTGTTGCACCATAGTTGGATTGGAATGGATTAACATTTACATTAGCATTATTGTCTTGATAGACTTGGCTACCAATATAATCTGCTTTATCACCTCTCTTTGTAACATCAGCCATCGCTTGGGCTTCTTCAGCAGTTTTACCTAAAACATTTTGAGCAAAATTAAACATATTGTCTTTAGCCATCTGATTTTCAAATGCCTGGTTGTTTTGAACTAAATTTAAATTACCACCTTTAGCAAAAGTAAGAGTTCCATCACTTGCACGATCTAAGACACCAGCATTAACTAATCGATTAGTGTCCAGGTATGTCATCAGTTGGCCCATAGGAGTAAATTTTCTAAAGAGTCCACCGAGACCATCACCATAAGGATCAATAGGCCCTGAACCAAAGTATGCACTGCCTAATCCCATATTCATAAACGCATTTTGCTCTGGGCTATAAACACTGCCTACACCTCGGTAAGGTAACTCAGGTGTTTGATTGTCATCATTATCATTATTGTTTTCAACAATATCGACACATTGACCTAAGACCGGATCATACGTTTGACCAATCGGACACGCATACGGATCTTCGGGGGTGCTTTCTGTGACTGTGGGTTGAAAGACTGAATTAGGATAGGTTGCAGTCGGATCAAGTTCACCAGCGAGTTCTTGTTGGGTTCTTAAATCAAAATAAGGATTACGATACATACCAGCAGAGTTAGTGTTGTATGTCGGTTCATTATTTATTCTACTTTGGATAACATCTTGGTATGTTTTGGTTTTAAAAAAGGGTTGAAACATTATTTACCTCTTAATATATCCTTTGCTAATTTTTCGTTTTCTAATTGTTCTCTATTTTGTTCATTCACAATTTGTGATGCTAATTTTTCTTTTTGATAATTTTCTAAATTCTGATCTCTAATAACTTCTGTTGCCAGGCGTTGTTGATCTAAGTCTAATCTTTCTCTTTTGAGTTGATCGTCTTGTCTCATTTTTGTTGCTTTTAGTTGAGCGTCTGTTTGTTGCTTTTGGGCCTTTAACTGTAACTCAGCTCTTTCTTTAGCTTGTTTCATCATTAGCTCTTGTTGAGCTAGAGCCATGGCTGGATCAGGTTTTTTCGGCATGGGTTGTTTCGGAGGTTGTGTTGCCGGGTTATTAAAGAACTGGTTTGCATCTTTGTATCCAGCATTCTCCAGGTATCGTTCAATCGTATTGTAGATTTTTTGTGTATCTACGAGACCCATACCACCACGAGAAATTAATTTTTCTTGGACATTTAAAATTCTCGTTAAAACATCTAGGCGTTGATCTTGTGATCCTGTACCTAGTCCTACAACAACAGTGGCATTGTATCGATCTACCCATTCTCTAGGATTAATCGGTACAAACTTTCCTCTTAGCTTTATAATTCTTTCGTGATCCTGGTGAGTACAAATCAAAGTTAATAATCCCTGGAATAATTTTTTAACACCATCAGCAAAGTTACGAGCTATCATCTCAATTCGTTGTGTAGAGGCGTTCATCATTAAGTTTGAACTGACAGCTGTGGTATGAGATTTATTGATTTGATCGGCATCTAATCCCATTTGAACTTTTGAGACACCTGATCGTGCTTCTCTGATTTCATCAATCTTGCCTATCATAGCGAGGCCTTCATTAATGAAGTTAGGGGTTGCCAGGGGTTTCACAGCATCCGGTGATTTCACTCTAACAATACCCCCAGGGCGAGACACTAACAGATCATCAATATTCGCCATGGAGTCCTGAACTACTAATCGAGAGTTGTTCTGGAGGTAGGCGTTGTTTAAGATTTGTCTCAGTAAGGTAGTTTTGATTTCCTGGATATCACCAATTAAGTCGTACATGGATAATCCAAAGAAACGATGAGGCATCGGAGTTGCGACAGCCATCGCATAAGGAATTTGTTCAATCTCTTCGTTTTCTAAGAGTTGATAATTATTATAGCCATTACCACCCACTGTTACTTTTCTGAGTTCAGCAATTCCGTCACCATCAAAATCACATTTTAAATAACACTCCGTCACTAAGACTGTTGTCATCGAAGGATCAATATTTTGATAATTAAAATCAGTAGTGTGGTCTTCGTAAGATTTACGAGTTACAGCTTCATCATTATAAACTTCTTCATCACTCGGTGGGAGGTCTTCTACGATCTTACGATCAAAACCCATATCCACTAATTCTGATCTCGTTTTATAAACTCGTTGAGCAATAAAATTACAATCATCTAAAGAAGTAGCATATCGAGAGACCATCATATTTTCGGGTGGTACATTCTCAATGCAAACACGACCAATATCTTTGACTCGTTTGACTTCCACATCATACAAAGTCATTCCCTGGTCATTTTGTTCTTCTTCTAAAGAGATAACTTCAATATCCTCATCCAGGAGTAATTTTTGATATTCTTCTTCAGTGAGCTGAGAGTAACTTTCTTTTTTCTGTTCTTGAGAAGTTTTCCAATAGAATTTAACAAAACCATTTTTAGAGATCAGGGCATCTTTAAACATCGTATGCAATAACTGATAACCATTATTGTCTTTTGAAAAAATATGATTGATATAATCAGTTGCCTGGTCAGCAAATTCGACATCTTCAGGTTGTTGAGCTTCAAATCGAACAATACTTTCACCCTGGGTAAAAATTCTCATCATGGAAGGCATAATGGTTTCAATCGTCTCTAATAAATCTTGCGAGACTACCTGAGACTGACCTTCAACTTCATTACCTAAGGGTTCGCCCAGGTAAAATTTTAAACCTTGTCTTCGATGTTCTGATAAATCTCCACCATAAAATCCTAATGAACTAGTGATCTCTTGGGAAACGAGAGATAATAATTTGTCTTTGTTTAATTTTGCCATGTTATACGATTGCTAATTGAGGGTAATTAATTTTAGAACTCCAATGTTTACTTTCATTTAACCCCACACACATATATCGAAATGCGTCAGCACTGTGCGAAGTCCAGTTGTGTTCTGGTCTATTCTTACTTTCTCCTTTTTCATTGGTTGCCCATCGATATTGTCGAAGAGCATCTAAACCTTGTTTTGTTTTTTCATAATCAAACCAGCATCGACCTAATGTCATTCGTACCTGGTTAATTCCGTCTTGAACGGATAATTTGGGAACAATCGAGACTGGCATTCCTAAAGATTGAGCAACCTCAAATCTTGATTTACCCGTACCGAGTTCTCTGACTTTGGCATCATGAGGGAAATAATGCGTATCATAGAGATAACCTTTATCTTGTAAGACTGTAGCGTAATACTCCAGGCTTTCACCGGAGTCTTCGAAGTAATCTATTAAATGGATAGCGGTTCCGACTTGTTGAACAAACCATATGGCTGTTTTGTCTTGCATTCCCAGATCCCAAAAGGTGGAAACTTTATAAGCGGAGTCATAAGGTATTTTAGTAACTCGACCTTCATCATCGCATTTACTCAAGGATGCTGAGTAGATACTTCCAATGGCCTGAGCTTCGAAGGAGCATTCATATTCAGCCTCATACACCTCTGGAGGCATAATTCTTTTGGCTTCTTTAAGCTCTTCATCATCAATAATGCCTGTTTCCGAGGCCTTAAAGATCTTACCGAACCAGCTTTCTTCTTGTTGAGAGAGCTGATACATCTCGAATAAGGGAGAGGAAAATCCATTCGGGGTTCCCTGAAAGATAACTTTTCCAGCACGATCACTAGTAGCTGGTCGAATGATCTCAGCAAACATATTCGGAGGAAAATTTTGATATTCATCCAGAATAATCTGGTCAATATAAATACCTCTGATGTTTTCGGGTCTTTCGCAAGATAGTAATTGTATCCTCGCTCCGTTAGGAAAATCGGCTCTCAGTTCTGTTTCGTGATATTCGATATCAGGAATAACCGATGTATAGTGTTTTAAAAAATCCCAGGCTATTCTTTTGGCTGATGCAAACGTAGGAGCCATATAAAAACACCGAGGTCGTGGTAAATCTAATGTTAAGGCAGTCTTAATCAGTTCATTAACAGCTAGAACTGTCTTTCCAAATCTTCGGTGACAGACTAAAACATTAAATCTTTTTAAATTACTATGGATTTCTTTTTGTAATTTTCTGGGTGTATAGGGTATCTGTATTTTTTTCATGTTTCATCTTTCATCTCCCTAGCCCTATCCAGCTCACCTTGAGCATATTTCTTTAAAATTCTTAATTTTCTAATTGATGTGAAGTTGTAAAGAGCTTTTAAAGCACAAGTGTCAAAAGTTTGTCCAAATTCGTGTTCTGAACTCATTTTAAAATACAAATCATCAACTTCATGACAGATTTTATTAATATCAGCTAATAGTTTTTCTTTAGTTTTCATAGTACATAACCTCATAAATTTATTATCTATATTTATGTGTACAAAATTTCGTTTTTTTGGAAATCTTAGTACATCGTACTATGTGATTTTTTGCATTTTTTTTGCAAAAAATTTTTTTTATTCTTTATCTTGGTTTAAATAGTCTTCCATTCGGCCCACAGTGTTACCTTTAACAACACCTCTGCCATAAGAGTCATCTAAAACTGTTCGCTCTGGTAGATCGGAAAGAGCTAGTTTAAAAAAGTCTAGGCTGACTTTCTTGGATGCTTTCTTTTTGGATGGTTTTTTTGTTTTTTTCAAAATAATGTTCTCCACAGTAAAATTCATAGTTCCCATATTGAACAGGAACACCAAAAGACCCCCATTTCTGACAAACAATGCACTTTCGATACTTCATTTGTTCCTCCCTACTCCAATTAAAAACTTGATAGGGCGAAAATCTCATTGAAAAATGGTGCTTGTGTATATATGGGTTACCAGGTCTGGTCACTGGGCCAGGTGGGGGTAAATCAATATATAGTATCTCCTTGGTTGTAATAAATTATTACCTATAAAAATGGCTAAAAATAAGGCTTTTTTTTTGTTGCATAATCTATGTTATAGGAACTAAAAATACCTACTATATATAGATTTGATGACAGAATAGAGCTTCGATGTTAACACACCAAAAAAACCTAGGATTTTCAATACTAATCTCCAGATTGAACCTAAGGCTCTAATGATAAATTCTACTATATTCTCTACTATTTCCCACAATTTAATTATTATTTGTTTTATATTCTCATACATTTAACTTCCCCATTCAAATACTATCTTCTCTCCTGATGTAGTCTGTATAGCCATTCTCTGTCTGTCTTTGTCTGATCCATATAATGGAGAGGCCTTCCCCGCCATGTGATGGATATGCTTAGTATATATCTCTAGTAACTTCACTTCTTGTAAGGACACCTTCTCACCTCTAGCTAACCGGTCAAAGTAGTCATCAAACTTATCGTCTAACTTCTGGACTCCATGTTCAGCACCATACTCTCTAGCATTTAGATACTGTTGTTTAATCTCATCTCTCTCTAGGTAAGTGGAGAAAGTAGAGTAAGCTAGTTTCCGGGCTTGAAGTGCCTTCAGTACCGATTGGCCATCTCGGATATCATCTAATACTTCTTTGATTAGTGTAGTAGAATACTTAGTTGGTCTTCCTTTAGTGGAGAGTTCTTGCTTCTCCTGTGTCGATAATTTCTTCTGTTTCGTAGCCATTTTCGTATGCAATAATATCTATAAATTCTTTCGCTTGTTTTTTAGTTAAAAAAGGATTAACCCGGATGACAACACTGAATGTGCCATCTTTCTCTTCAAAGATTATGAAACGACTTGTATTCTGAGATTTGTCTGATTTCATAACACATCATCCTATTTAATTCTTCCGGTCTATTTTGAAATTCCTCACGAAGTTTTTTTTTTCTTTGCTGAACTTCTGTAAAGTCTTGATTACGCTTTTAGGCTCCATGCCCATAAGATGACATATGTAGATGAAATCTGGATCATTAACATCGAACCATGCCCGGGCTTGGGATTTTATAAAATGATTATATTGAGGATCACCGGATAATCCTAGAGCATCACGCATTGCCTGGCTGATGATTTCGACATAAAGTTGAGTTTCAGGTATATACATTTTTAATCCTTATACCCATCCTTTAGTCACAATTCTCGACTATGTAATGATAATACCACATAGACACCCAAATAATTATGAACGTCATGTGAACAGTGAAGTATTTTAGCTATTAATAACCCCAATGATCGGCCAATACCTGGAGTCCTTCTCTGAACTTGGTAATGTTTTTTCTTGCTGGTTGATTATCTATTAATACCTGGATAATGATTGGAACGTAGCTCTTGAGTTCTCTGTTCGCTTTCAAGATAGCAGTCTGACAATCACCGGTAGTATTTAATGTTTCTTCAATATCTGCGTGAATATGATCTTTCATTAAAACAGCTGTTGTTTTTTGAACATAACCAGCACGATGATATAAATCCTGGTATCGATATCCAACAGCATACAAAGTTTCATTCAGTTCTTTGTCTTTAGGATACAAAGCTCCTTGTTTAAAATACCAATGTAAAAGATCTTTATATTTTAATTCTAATCTTTTGGGATCTTTAGCTTGTTCAACATATTCAATTTCCTGGTAATCAGGTAATCGATAAAGTTTACCATTCTCACCTTTGATTATATCTTGGCCACCAAAGTCTGATATCTTAGCTTTTGATTTCAATGCTAACGTAATTCTCTTATTTTTCGATTAAGATATGATGCAATATCAATTCTTGACTCATGATTAGATTTTGTATTTCCATACCAAGAACTCGGTGGAGTTGAACCTAATATATCGATATACATATCTAAAGCATTACAAATTGTTTCTACAAAAATTGGCTCGTTGTTTAAATCTCTGACAATGCTTTCAACTTTTGGAGCTATTTTATAATTTGATTTATAATTTTTTTTTGCTACCTCTAACTGTTTTTTAGTTACTCTTTTCATCTATAAACCTCCAATTCTGAAATCGGTATCCAATAAACTTTGTTACCTTTAATGTTTTGTGATGGGTAATTAAGAGTTGATCCTTCTCTAACAATATATGTATCAGGATAAACTCTTTGGCCATCTTTATTGCGATAGACAATATCAACCAATAAATCTTTTTTGAGTCGATGTTCTGCTATACCAACACTTCTTGTTTTCCATATTGGTTCTTTGATTTCATATCTGTTCATTTGTAATTCTCCGTCACAGATTTCATGTAGCTAAGTTTGTTTCGTTCATACCAAATTTGATCCCTGGTCTTCTCATTATTAGAAGAACTCATGTCATACATTTGATAGATGATTTCCTGGGCTGTAGAGCTATCAATACCAAATCGCATACCAAGCTTTACAAATGAAAGTTGATAATTAATAAGATCAGAAAACATATAGTAGTTACGATCTATGTTTGCTAAGTCTGGTCTTGAATAACCCTGAGGAAATTTTTTGAGGATAGACTCCACTCTGGCTTCAGGTAAAGTCCAATAGAACCTACTCATACTGTAGGGTTTAGGAATTGATTTTCCCATACTTTTCCTCACATCGTCTTATTCTCTCAGAAGTATAGGCCATGGGCCATTTACCTATTCTTTTTGCAAATTCCCAGTCGCTCTTATCTCGTTCATTTTGTTGTTCTTCCGTAAGTTCATCGTTTACTGCTTTATTGATGACATCCAGGTAAGACTCAGCATTTAGCCAGGTTGCCGGGTGTTTAGTGTACTGCTTATCTGTAGCCAGGTCATAGTGAGCATTATATAGCTCTGCTAGTTTATCTGGTTTTGTACTCCACTCTTCAGGGAGTTTGTTGTAGGCCTTTTGGCATTGGCCCTTACTCACCTTGCGTTTAACTTGAGTCCAGAACTTATCGAAGTTCTCTAACTTCACCTTTTTAATATTTATAATATTAGATGAAGAAGAAGAAGAAGAAGAAGAGAGAAGGTGGCTAGAGGTAACCTTGAGGTCACCTAAAGGTGACTTCTCAGTAAGCTTGATCTTTTGCTTTAATGAGTTCTCTTTATACTTTTCAATCTGCTCCAGGAGACCTTTATGGTGGTATGCACCATCAACCTGGGTAAAGAACCTCTCTATGATATACTTATAGACTGGGTTGTTGTCTTCATTAGATAGTCTGTCTAACATATCAATAGAGATGCCGACATCCCTGGAACTCCAGTAAACTAACTTTAACTTGTAGTAGACACCCATCTCGACCTCATTTAAGTCAATTAGCTGGGCTATTTCATTGGTAGCATATTCCTTGTACCAAGGTAATTCCATGTTGCTCATAAAAGTTTGATCCCCCCTTTTGAAGCACTAACATAACTGACCCATCCCTTGGCTCTGATTTTTTGCAATAATATACAGATGTTACTTTTGACACACCCATAGAGTTCAGCCAATTCCTCGTAGGTTGGGGAGTATCCTTGCTCTAAGCTTTTACGGAGTAGTTGATATAGTTTGAGTTGAGACTTAGTAAGAGGTATTTTTCCAGTAGAACTCAATACATCTAACACAATTCAACTCCCCAAAAATCATGGTGGTACAGGGAGGAATAATTAGGAAGGGTCAAATCTAATACCACCATGTCTTAACTATTCTCAAAAAATATGAACTTTCAATGTGGATAATTTTCTTAAAAGAAATGGTTACTTATTACAGGAAATAGTGTAACTTTTGGGAGTAAAAAATTTTTGATCTGAGGAGGTTAAAATGAAACAATTTAAAAAAAGTTTGATTAAACAGTTATTAGTCAAACAGCATGAGTCTAAAAATTCCTGGAACCAATTAGCAAAAAGGGCAAAGATTTCGCCATCAATTATATCTAAATTCTTACATACAGAAGCTGAAATATCTGCTGAGTCATTAAATAAATTATTAAATTTGTTTAATGTAGATTTGTATGAAGCTAGTTGTTTGTCTTTGAAGAAACGTAGTGTTGATAACATGATTACTTTACCAGTCTGTGGTGTTGCAAATAGCCAAGGAATTATTGAAAAACCTAGATTATCTGATCCAGCGTATGTTAATCGCTCCAATATTTGGAGAGGCTATAGTGTAGTTATAGCTAAGTATGATCCTGTATATGATTGGCAATTATTAATTAACAAAGATGTCAACTTTGCTGAAAATAAGATTAACCAAATTGTTTTTTCTGTTATCTATTTTATGGAAAAAGGTAAAAAAATAGCTAGGACTGCTAATATTATTAGTAGTAAAAATGGATTTTTATGTACAGATTATCCTTCTTATGAAGAGCATTTTATTAGCAAAAAAGATATGATTTTAATTAGGCCTATTGAAAGTGCCTTTGCTCCTATAACTACAAAAAACTTTAATGACACATAGTGTTACCTGGTGTTTCTTTTCGTGAAAAAATGTTTTTTTAAGGAAATTATTCTTGCATCATAAAACATAATTCTTAATCTCTCCTTAACAACACATAAAAGGAGATTTGATGTCAAAAGAAGAAACATCAGATATGGAAAAAAAACTAACCGAGTTAGTTATTTCACAAAAATATACCAATACTCTTTTAAGAAGAATTTATGTTCTTCTTAAAGCTATTCTTGATGACAGAGACCTTCTCAGCAAAGTAGAGAGATCGATTGTCTTTGGAGGTTCTAATAGTGAAAACTAAATTAGTACCGAGTCAAGAGATGTCCGACCTCGTTAACTTCATGATGATAAAAGTTGATGAGAAGGAAAATAAAGAATATCTGGATCGTAAAGCAAAACAAACTGTGGTTTCAGATATTAATTTATCGGATCTGCTGGATCATGAACCTCTGGTTTATAAAAAGAAAAACTTACTTCGAGATGTTGAAGTAGTTAAAACCACACAAGAGGTTATTCCCATTACCATAGGCCGAGCTTTTGAAAATTTCTTTTTACCCTTCTTGTTAGAGACAGGAAGATTTAAAAGAGAAGTAGAGACATTTTTTAAAGTCAAAGGTTCTATAGGTGATTGGACAATATCTGGCAGAGCCGACCTGGTGGAGTATCTTAATGTTACTAATCCTAACATGACTGATAAAGATATTGTCATCAGAGACTGGAAGTCGACTAGTGCATTTCAAATGGAACAAGTTCTCAAAGAATTTACTCGATTTGAAAAAACCGGTGTACTTCCGAAACATAAATACTTCTGGCAACTACAAGCTTATAAGTATGCGTTTACTCAAAATGGATACAATGTTCATGATTTATCATTATTGGTTTATTGTCGACATTGGACACAGCGTAAGTCGATGGAAATTAATAACTTTCCTAGTGCTGAGTTTTTTGAGCGTAAAGTTCCAGAATTATCACTTGAGCAAATAGAGCAACATCTCCAGTACAAAGTTTCAGCTCACCAAGAGCTAGACTATGGTCAACACCAACCAGGTGCGACTGAGCCTTTATGTTCTGAAGAAGAACGATGGGTTCGTGCTGGTAAGTCTATGCGATGTGCTTTGTATTGCGATGTGGGCAAGTCAGGTCTTTGTCCACAATTTAATAAAGAAAAAGCTAACTACAAGGAAACAACACACAAAAGGAGAAAGTCGAATGTATAATAACGAACCGAAGAAAAACCTAAGACCCCATCTTGGAATTAAGATCAAAGATGATGTTAATAACCAAAATGTCGATGCTGGAGCAGTCTGGTTTAAATCTGGCCCACATGGTTTTTATATGTCTGGTAAGTTTAATCAGAATGTTAGATTAAACCCTGGGCAAACATTTACTGTGAATGTAAGAGATGACCAATTAAAAGATATTCTTGGAAATTTCTTTGCTCAAAACCCAGAGCCACCAAAAAACCAAAACAATAATTATAACCAGGGAAATCAAAATTATAATCAAGGTAATCAAAACTATAACCAGGGTAATAATTATAATCAGAGAAACAACCAGGGGTTTAAACCTTTGAGTCAAGCAGTGCCTAACGTAGCCGGTAACAATTATGGAGGTCAAGATGTGGAATACGATCAATACGGGAACCCTGTATATCCCAACAATGGCTAAGACCAAATTTCGGTCAGCAGTACATTTAGGATTTGTAAGGCAACATCCTTGCATTGTATGTGGCAGTAATATGGGAGTGGAAGCTCATCATATCCGTAAACGTAAACCAGGACACTTGAAGTCTATCGGTTCCAGGGTCTCAGATGAATTTACTGTACCCTTATGTCATGATTGCCATACACTTCTTCATCAACCTAATCGATCTGAAGATTGGTTCTGGGAGAATTGTTACAATGGTGATCCTTTTGAGGAAGCTAAAAAACTTTTTAGTGTCACAATGAAAAGATTGGGGATCAAAGATGCAGAATGAAAATCTGTTAAAAATTGGTGCTGATATTAATAAGCAAATAGAAAAGTACAGCCAAGATGGTCAAAAATGGGCTTTTAAAGATGCTGAAGCTAGGTTTTGGGAACAGAACTTAAAATCTATTAGGTCGCAAGAAGAAGTTGTTTTTATGGAGCAAGGTAAATCTGCGACTGCTTCTGAAAAGTATGCCCTATCCTCGGAAGCTTATCGAGAAGCTTTGGAAGCTTTTAAGAAATGTAAGGGAGAAGCTAATGAACTTTATATTTCATTAAAGGCTATTGAGATGACTATAACGGCTCAGATGTCGTTAAATAAAGTGGCAGTAGCTGGAGGGAGGTTATACTCATAATGGAACAGTATTACACTATCCAGGAGGTTGCGAACCACTTAAAAGTGCATCGTAAGACCATTTATAAGCTTATTAGTGATTTAGAGGCAAAACATCCTGAAGAGGAGTTTTATCACCGAGTTCCTGTCCACTTGAGATTTACGGCAAATCATATAAAAAAGATAATAGAATGCTCAAACTCAAGAAACGTAAGGATAGCGTCTACTGGCAGATCTCCGGAACCATTAACGGAAATATCATTCGCCAATCCTCAGGTACAGAAAGCAAAAAAGAAGCTGAACAAGTCTTAAAGCAATTAGAGAATTTATATTATGATAAGTTGGCTGGTAAAAAGAAACACTGGCCAACTTTAAGAGAAGCTTCAGAAGATTATATTGACTCCAAGAGTTTGCACATCCACCACATAAATCAAATCTTTAAGGTAACGGATAAGTTCGGCCATGTCTTGGTTAATGAAATCCGACCAGATTTTTCTCATCATATTAAAAGTTGTTTAACTCCAGGAATAAAAAATAGTTCTATCAATAGGGTGATTGTGGTTATCCAGGCATTAGTCAATGTGCAAATGAAAAAGATGAATAGTCAGCCGATTAAATTAGAAAAGTATAAAACAGAAGAAACAAAAATAACCTGGCATAATAATACAGAGTTTGATTTGTTATTGAATAATGCTGGGAAACTGCGACCACTGGTTTGTTTTTTATATTATACGGGTTGTCGTATATCAGAGGCAATCAATCTTCAGTGGTCTGATATAGATTACGAAGAAAAATTAATATCGGTGTATATGTCTAAGACAAAAAAATATAAATACATTTACATCCATCCGAAGTTAAAAAAAGAATTAGGTAAACTAGGTCAAGGTAAAGTCTTTCATTATACAACTCGTTTTGGAATTAGAAGTGCCTGGAAGACAATGGAAGCTCGATCAGGGATAAAGACTCATCCTCATAAATTTCGTCATACATTTGCAACACGAGTATTAAAGAACTCGGATATATCAACTCTGATGAGCCTGGGGGGATGGTCTTCTGAAAAGATGGCTCTACGCTATGCCAAGGTAGTTGATACTCGTAAGGTAGATGCCATAAAGAAACTTTAATGCTGACGTAACTCAGTGGTAGAGTGCTATCTTGGTAAGATAGAAGTCGGAAGTTCAATTCTTCTCGTCAGCACCAATCATAATCAAAATTAATTTGTTTTAATTTTTTTACAGCTCTGTAAAAAGCTTTAAGTCTTTTTTTATCACTTTCCAAAATTTCTTCTGGAACACCATTTAATAAAACTGCATTTAAAGCACTTGCCTCTAAATCAGTAAGTTTTTTTATTTTTTTGCTCATATCTATATATATGCAATTAAAAAATATTTTCTCTAATTTTTTAAAAAATACATATCAGGTGCAGAAAACTAACATACGAAAATTCCTACTTCTGTTTGCTATAATTTTTGCAGAAAGGAATTTACAATGAAAAGAATACTTGAAACAATGAAAAATCTTTTCTGTATGGAGCCATCGGCTGAAAAGGCAATAAAAGAATTTTGTCAGAATGAATACAAGAAAGATTGGATGTCAGCCTACAGAACATTCAAAGAAGAAGGTCGTTTCCCTAATCATATTAGACGAACACTTTAACCCCCTAACTGTGCAAAAATTGTGCAAAAAATTTTTACCCATGATGTTACATGAGGTGAAAAGCACCGAGAAATAAGGGAATTTCTTGTAACTTGGTGTTGCACAAAATAGCACATTTATAGCCATTTTTCCTCAAAATCAACACTAACACCTCCTTGGTAACAAGGTGTTACACCCCATAAA